GTCGCCGTACCACACCCAGCACTGCCACCCGCGCTCGCCCATGCGCGCCTCGACGACGCGGAGCACGGGCATCGGCGCAGACTCTGTGACGTAGACGAACGGGTTGACGAGGAGCTTCTCGACGATGCGCGCGATCAGCGCGTCAGCCTCAGCGTCGTGGTTCTTGCGCGCAGCCTCGATGAGTTCCGCGGGCGTCGGAATGTTCATGCTCACGCCACACCCCCATGCGCCGCGCGCCACGCCGCACACCGCGCCGCGGTCCACTGCGCGCGCTTCGCCGCCGACACCCCGACGAGGAGCGTGACCTCCCAATCGCTGACCAGCAACCGATCCGTGGGCAGCGCGTAGGCGTCCAGCGTGCGCGACCCGTTCCCCGACTTGACTTCGAGCCTCATCCCATCACCTCCTGAATCATCCGTACTGCCTCTGCCTCATGCGTCGCCGTGATCAGGTAGCCGTGCGTGAGAGCGGCGTCCCTCACGCAGCGGTCAAGCTCCATCGCGCCGTCGCGCGCGGAGTCAACGAGCAACTCGCGGAGCACCGCGAGGACCATCGCCTGCGGTTCGGCGTGGGTGACGCAGCGGTCCCGCAGGATGCGCGCGAGCCTCACCGCCTCGTCGTTGCCCTCGTGCGCAGAGAAGCCGCGCCACGCCACTTCGCACGCGAGGCGCTGAATCTCGACGGCCTCCCGCACGCCGCCGAGGGCGTCCGTCAGCATCACCGCCACGTCGACCCGTCGCACGCGCGGCACGACCCGCACGGGCACGCGGGAGGGCGCGACGAGGGCGCCGAGGACCGATGCGAGCCGGGTCACTGCGCCACCTCCGCGCGGCGTTCAACGCGCGACCACAGCCCGCCGACGCGAGCGACGTAGCTCCCCGCGCAAACGCACCGGCCGCACCGAAAGTGCCCGAGGGCGCCCGCCCAGGTGCCGCAGCGTCGATGTCCGAGCGCAAGCGCCGACGCCGCGTGCGATGCGCGCCCCGCGGTGTGCCGCGCCGTGCGGGAGACGGGTGCGCCCCAACAGCCGCCGCTGCCACGCGCGCAGCCGAGATGCGACTCCGCGTAGCCCACGGAGAGCAGGAGCGCGACGGGCACGCCGTGCTCGTGCGAGGCGGCGTCCGCGTCCGCGATGACACGCGGGGTGCGGGCCGTGAGACACGCCGCGTAGGGACGGCGCGCAGGGAGCACCGCGAGGAGCGCGGCGAGGGCTTGTGCGGCGTTCACGACTCACCTCCGAACAGCGAGAGTTGCCGCGGTCCGGCCACAGGAGCGGGCTTCTCGGGGACGTCGTGCGACGTCTGGATAACGGGGCCCGCCGCGAGTTCTTCAGCCATGCGCGCGAGCGTCGCGGCGCGCGTCGACGCGCTCATGTGGCAGAGATGCGAACCCGCGTTGAGAGAGTCCGCGGCCTTGTTTAGCCTCTCGCGCAGTTCGTTGTAGGGCAAAGCCGCAAGGCCGGTCAGCGAGTGCAGGTCGACGCCGAGCCCGACGAGTTCGTTGCGGAGTTCGTTGATCTGCGCGGCAGTGTGCGACGTTCGTCGCTCGCACCATGTAAACATGACGCGGTCGTCGTGCGTCATCGGCGCGGCGGCGTGGCACTTCGCGCAAAGCAGAACGTAGTTCGACGGAACGTCTGGGCCACCCGCAGACGCGGCCACGATGTGCGCGCGCTCAAGCGCCGACTTGTTCCAGCGCGCGTCTGCGGTGCGGGCCTCGTCCCAATAACGCGCGAAGTACCCGCACGCCATGCATGACGGCTCGCCGATGTCCATGACCGCCGAACTCCATCGGCGCCGACCCTCGTCAGACACCCAGTACTTCGCGATGGCGAAACGCGCGGTCATTGCGGCACCCCGTGCGCTTGCAGCAGCGCCGCGACGGCATCGGCCTCGTCACCGTTCGGCTCGTTGGCACCCAATGCAGCGCCGCCGAGATGCACGTTTGCTGCGCGCAGGTGCTCAAGCGCGGTCGGCTCGGTCGGCTCTGCTGTCGCTACGCCAGCCTCATGCAGCTCAGCCCTGATCTGAGCGAAGGTCAGCCCCGACGCGCGGAGGGCGCGCACGCAGGCGATGACCGCTTGTTCTGCGGCGTCACGAACAACGTCACCGTTCGGCGCGAGGCGCCAGCCATACGGGGGGCACGTCACGGCCACCACCTCGGCGCGCGGTGCGCCACGGCCACGACGGCGACGCCGACGCCCGCGAGGAGCCATGCGCCGCCCGTGTCGCAGCCGCAGAGCGCGAGGCCCACGGCAGACACAGCGCCGACGATGATCAGCGCGAACCCGAGGAGCGCGGTCACTGCGGCACCTCCGCACGCTCGCGCTCGATGTGCGCTGCCACCGCGACGAGTTCATCCGCGCCGTCGGTCGTCTCCCATGCGTCGACCGCGACGGCGCCGCGAGTCTCACGGGCGAGGGCGACGCGCATCTTCGCCGCGGGGATGCGCTTGCCGCGGTGCCAGAACGACACCGTCATCTCCGTCACGTCCAGCAGCCGTGCGAGTCGCGAGGCCGTGCCGCGCGTGGCGGTGAGGTACAGGTGCAGCGCCGCGGCGCCGCGGGTGATGTCGCGCGGGGCGCGAGGGTCGTAGCCAGGGCGCGAGCGCCGGGACTTTGCTTCGGGCGACGGCTTGCGTCGCTTGCGGGGTGTAGGTGCCATGATCGCGGTTCCTAAACCGCCCCGCGCCGCACGTCAAGACACAATCGCACCGACGCTCGCAAACGCTGGAGTTCCAAGCGTTCGCCGAAAAAAGCGCGAAGGGTGTTGACACCTAAACCGCCACGGCCTAGAAAGGGGGTGTCAGCGCGGATCACCCGACGCCGACGAAAGGACCAGCCCCTGTGATCACCGACCGCGATTTTCTCCGCGCCGAAGCCGACTACCTCCGCCCCCCGACCGAGCGCGACGTGTGCGAGTGCGAGCAGTGCGGTGCCCTCGATGTGGAGGTCAACCCCGCCACCGCGCGTCACGCCTTCGTGCTCTCCGTCGACGAGGGCGCGCTGATCTGCGGCGACTGCGCCACGGGCGCCGACTCCGACGCGGAGGGCATCGCGGAGTCCGCCGCCTCCGTCGCGCTGTCGCTGCTGTCGGTGTCGTGGCAGCGTCGCGGCACGCGCATCCCCACCCGCCGCCACCACGCCGCGGTCGACGAGGCCCGCGCCGAGCTCGCCTCGGGCGTGTCCACCCGCGCGCAGCGGACGGTGTCGCTGTGACCGGCGCGGAGATCGACGCCGCGCTCGCCGCGGATCCGGCCTTCGCGGAGGTGTGCGACGCGCGCCGCGACGCATGGATCGCCGCGATGGAGGCTGACGCGGACCTCGCCGCGCCGCTCCCGTGGGAGCTTGCGTGGTGTGGCGACAGGGACGGCGACGACGCGATGCGCGCGTGAGTCGCGCAGGGCTTCGCCTGCGGGTGAGGTCCTACGCGGTGCACGGATGCCCGCAGGTTCAGGGAGAGACGACGATGAGCGCAGAGAAGATCATAGGCGAGACGACGGTGGTTCAGGTGGTGACGCCGGAGATGGCGTCGGAGTGGCTCGGACGGAACACGCGGAACCGCTCGATCAACGCGCCGCACGTCGCGCGGCTGGCCGAGGAGATCCGCGGCGGGCGGTGGCGCAGCACGCATCAGGGGATCGCGTTCGGCGCGGACGGCACGCTGTACGACGGGCAGCATCGCCTCCACGCCATCGTGAAGGCCAAGACGCCCGTGGTGATGCGCGTGACCTTCGGGCTCCCCGTCGAGGCGCTGGACGCCATCGACACGGGCGAGGGCCGCAACGCCACGGACGTGCTCTCCATCGCGGACGGGAAGCACATGGGGACCAACAAGCGTTCGTCGCTCGTCGCGGCCTTCGCGATGACGACCACGGGCGGCATCAACATCCGCGGACGCACCACGGTCGCGCACCTTCGCGCGGCGCTCGCGGACCACGGCGACCACTACGACGCGCTCAAGGACCGCCTCGCGTTGAATGACCGCCTCGCGCAGGGGCCGATGATCGGGGCGCTGTGCATCTGCCACAAGATCGCCCCTGAGCAGACGCTGGAGTTCGCGCGGCTGATCCGCGATCCGTCGGGGCTCGACAAGGATCACCCCGCCGTGGCGCTGCGTGACTTCGTGCTGCTGTACTACGTCGCGGGCAACACCAACGCCCGCATGGACCTCGCGGACCGCACCTTCACGGCAGTGCGCGCGTTCCAGAAGGGGCAGACGCGCAAGTTTGTCCGCGGTGGTCCCGCGATCCGCGCGGAGACGCTCGACCAGTGGCGCCGCATCATGGGCCGTGAGATCCCCGAGGCCAGCGACAAGGCGTGAGTCGCGGTGTGCTCCGCTGCGATGCGGCGAGGGCACACCGCGGGGCATGACCGCGGAGGGACTGACGATGAAGTTCAACGTGAACGCACGGGTGACGATTTCGCTCTACAAGCGCATCGAGGCGGGCACGCCCGAGGAGGCGATGGAGATCGCCGCGGGGCTGGCGATGCCGGGGCTCTGCTACGGGTGCAGCGAGGCCGGGAAAGACGATGACGAGACGTGGCAACTCCGGGGCGAACTCGACGGAGAGGCGACCAAGATCGTCATCGAGGAGTGACGACGATGGACTACGACGACGACCTCGACCGCGCGGGACGGGACGCGCTTGAGGCGCTGTGCGCGCGGCACCGCTGCGAGTGGTCGGTTGACCTCACCGCGCCGCGCCCCACGGTCACGCTGCACCGCCGAGGGGTGAGCCTCGGGACGTGCGCGGGCGACACCCTCACCGATGCGGTGGAGGCGCACGCGGAGATCCTCGATGACGCGCCGACGACGCCCGACCGCGGGCCGCTGCGACCCGACGCCGTCTACCGCGTGGCAGCGCACCCCGCGGCGAGCGCGTCCGATGTGGTGTGGATCACGCGGCGCGCAGGGGTCAGCGCGGACACGGTGCGCGACTACGCGGAGGCTGCTGCGCTGGACCCGTCGCGCGTGGCGGTGCGGATGTGGCTGACGACTGACCCGCGGGACTGCCCCGCGGACTGCATGGAGGGATGACGATGGCTGACAACGGAGGGAACGCTCGATGATTCACCCCGACCGTACCGGATGGAACGGCAACTGGAGCCAGACCACGACGATGAGCACCGAGATGATTGAGAACTTCACCGCCGCCGCACGGGCGCAGATGGACGCGCTCCTGGCCGACGCGAAGGGCTACGAGGAGAAGCGTGCGACGTGTCTCGCCGATGCGGAGCGCCTGCGCATGGCGCTGGTCGCGCTCGGGCAGACGGCGCCCACGGTGCCGACCAACGATCGGGTGCGATCCGTCACGGCGACGGGCGCGAGGAAGCGCAAGTACCCGAAGAATCGCGCGCCCGGTTCGTCGTCACGAATCACTGTGCTCGCCTACGCGTCGAGCGTGGACACGTTCACGCTGCATGACGTTCCGGGAAGCATTCACCGGAGCACAGCAAGCAATGCGAAGGCCGATGGCCACCTCGCTGTCGTCGGGCACAAGCCGACGCACGGATCGATTCGGCCGTCGAACGTCTACCAGATCACCGACAAGGGCCGCGCGTGGCTCGCGGCGCACAGCAAGGGGGCGAAGTGATGAACGACGAGAAGGGCATGACGATCAGCAACGACGCGGCGAAGGTGGTGGAGTCCCTCGTGCTGCGCGGGGACCTCTCAGGGCTCGACCCTGCGCAGCGCGCGCGGCACTACGTCCGCGTGTGTGAGAGCCTCGGGCTCAACCCCGACGCGCAGCCGTTCGCGTACCTGCGGCTCAACGGAAAGGAGATCCTCTATGCCACCCGCGGGGCGACGGATCAGCTCGCGGCGATCCACCGCATCACGCGCGAGATCATCGACGGGCCGAAGGTCATGGACCTCGCGGGCACGAAGGTCGTGATGTGCGCTGCGAAGGCGACGCACCCCAACGGGCGCACCGAGACCAGCATCGCAACGCTGCCGTTCTCCGATCCCACCAACGTGCTGATGAAGGCCGAGACGAAGGCCAAGCGGCGCGTGACCATGAGCATCCTCGGGCTCGCTCTCCTCGACGAGATGGAGCTCGAAACGATCCCCGCCGCGGTGCAGGAGCCGGGCGGTGGCGTAGACCTCGCGGCCATCGGCATCGAGCGCAGCATCGGCACGCGCCCGACGCTCCCTGCACCTGCGCTCCCTGCGCCCGCGCGGTGGGCCGTCGAGCTCACCGAGTGCGTGAGCCTCCACGACGTGCGCGGGCTCTACGCGACGCACTCGCGCTACGCCTCCGAGGATGCGCCCGCCCGCAACCGCGCGATGGTGGACGACGTGCGCGCATGGCTCGGTGAGCGTGGCGTCCCCGGCGTGACCGGCGCCGAGGCGAGCGCGATCCTCTCGACGCTGCCCGAGGCTGCGCTTCGCGCGCTGTCGGAGCTGTGGTGCGACGAGGAGCGACCCGTGTCCGACCGATGCGTCACGGCAGCGCGCACGATCCATCGTGCCGAGTGGGACGAGCACTCGCGACGCACGGCGCACACCGTCGTGGTGCGCTGCTACGCGCACGCGACGGGACACACCGCGCTCAACGCCGCAGGGGCCGCGCTCGTCGCGTCCCGCGACGCTGACGCGACGCCCGCGCAGCTCGAGACGCCCGCCGACGACGTGCCCGCGGACGTGCTCGCCAAGATCGTCGCGAAGGGCAGCGCGCGGGAGATCCTCAACAGCGTCGGCGCGCACGCCGCGGAGGTGCTCACGTCGCCCGCGCTCGCGAAGGCGTACGCCGCGCGGCTGTGCACGTTCGACGTGGCGGGCGACCCGCGCACCGACGCGCAGCGCATGGAGGACGAGCTCGGGCGCGTGATGAAGAAGGCGCGCGAGAAGGCCGCGGCGCAGGGCTGACCGTCGTTGCGCTCGCCTCGCGCGTGCCGCGGGGCGACCGGAGTGACGGACTCCACGGAGGATTGACGATGGACACAGGAACGAAGCTGGATCAGGTCGCCGCGGTGTCGCGGCTGCTCTCGGGCGCGTCGGAGGAGGATGAGGTCGTGGTCCGCATGACGCCGCCTGACTACATCGGCAACGCCTGCAGGGCGAAGCGATTCGCGGTGTACCTGTTCCACCGCTACGGGGACACGGTCTACCAGTTGTCGGAGATCAGCGCGAGCATCGACGTGGAGAAGCAGGGGCACGAGTTCCCGCCGCCGACGTGGTCCGAGCGCATCGACGCGCTGCACGCCGTGGCGATGGTGAAGGTAGCGGAGATGGCAGCGAAGGCCGCGGAGCTCGCGGCCACGTGCGAGCGGCACATCGAGCGCGGCGACGCCGTCTCGGCGCTGCGCGGTGAGAGCGCGACGCACACGCAGTTCCATCGCGTCGCGGTCAGCGTGCTGCGCGCCGCCGCCGAGGCGATCCGCGTGGAGGCGATGCTGCCGTCCGACGCGGTGCCCGCCGTGCTGCGCGCGGACTACCAGCCGCCGTCCGAGAAGATGGACGGCGCGAAGGTGACGCGATGACGCTCGCACACGGCGGCTCCGCGCCCGACGTGACCGCGCCGCCGTCCGCGGAGTCGCTCGCGCGGGCGTGCGACGACCTCGCGCTCGCGGCGTCTACGCTCGCCTCCGTGCTGCGCCGCGGGTGTGTGCAGGGCGACGCGGCGCACCGCGCGGAGAGGGCGCTACACGACGCGCGAGAGGGCGTAGCGCGCGCCTACCTCAACGTCGGGAGCGAGAGGTGAGAACGCACGGCGTCGAGGCGATCCGCGCTGCTCACGCGAGGTGGCGCAAGCGTCGCGCGTGGGTAGAGCACCTCGCGCGCTTCGTGGCGAACGTGCCGACGCGACTCGGTGGCGACCTCGCGCCGACGACGGTGCGCGAACGCGAGACGGTCGAGACGTTGCAGGCAGAGGAGGGATGATGAACACGGAGCACACGGAGCACACGGAGATAGCAAAACTCATCGGGGACCTGCAGCGCGCCGAGCGTGAGCGCGACAGCCTGCGGGCGCAGCTCGCCGCCGTGACCGCGGAGCGGGACGCCCTCGCCGCGCTCCGTCCGCGCGACCCGCACCGCACTGGCCACCGCTGCGCGTGCTGCGGCCGTGAGGGCGCGTCCGGCGCTGACGACGTGTGCCCGTGGTGCAGCGACGGCCTAGCGACGATGCGGGAGCGCGACGTCGCGCGCGCGCAGCAGGCGCCCCTCGTGGCGTGCGTGGACGCCCTGCGCGCTGCGGCCACGGCAGCGGGCTGGCGTGACGCCGACGCGAGCGGGGAGACGCTCGTGGCGTGGGTGCGGCGGGGTGAGCGGGAACGCTGCGACGACGCGTTGGACTCCCTGGAGCGGCACTACCGTGCGACAGAGCGCGACGTGAAGGCGCACGTCGAAGAGCGTGGCGCTGCGTGGGAGCGTGGCGCCGCCATCGAGAACGCACGCGACGCGATCCGCGCCCTCCCCCTCGACGCACCCGGGGGTGCCTCGTGACCGCGGGCGTGCTGCTGCACTACCACGGCGGCTCGGTGTACGCGGCGCCCGAGGAGGCCCACGGCTTCCTCGCGCTGCGGGTCGCGGGCGTGCGCGTGGCCGTCACTCCGATGGAGCCGTGCCCCGTGTGGCCCACGGCGGGCGGCTTCGAGACGGCGGGCACGCTGACAGACCTCGTCGCGGCCGGGGCGCATCACCGCCGCATGGCGCACGAGGCGGCGGCGAGGGCGGCGACGACGGCGACGACGGCGATGCAACGCGCGGCGGTGGCAGCGGCCGAGCACATGCGCGGCGGCGTAAAGGCGATGGCGGACGTGGCGGCGGCGACGCACCCGAAGGCGAAGCGCACGGGCAAGGCGAAGCGCACGGGCAAGGGGAGGGCGAAGCGATGATGACGAAGGACACAACGCGGCGGCGCCATGCGGGCAACTGCGCGCTGACGATGACAGGCTTCGATGACCGCGACCTTGACGATGTGGTGCGCCTCGCGTTCGGCGGCGCTGATGCCGTCGCGTTCACAAGTGTTGGCGGGGAACTGGCGTTCGTCTCTCACCGCATCGGAGACAAGTGGACCGCGCTCCCGTGTCCGATGAGCGCGGAGGAAGCGTTGCCGATGATCCGCAAGTGGCTGTCCACTGCGGAGCGCGGGCGCGAGCCGGGGCACGACGGGTCCAACTCCCCCGGATGGACCGTGAGCACGGGGTCAGGGTGGCCGTTGCTCTGCATCGTCAAGCCCGAGTGGCTGGAGCACCACAAGTGACCCGCGTCCTCTTGGTCACCGGCGCCCGCAGCCTCGCCGACGACCCCGCCGCGGAGGCGTGGGCGCGCGGGCTGATCGCGGCGGCGCTCGTGGGCGTGGACCTGCTCCTCGTGGGGGATGCGCCGGGGCCGGATGCGTGGGCGAGTCGCATCCAGCGCGACGCCCTACGGCGGGTGTGGTGCTACCGCACGCACGGGCCGAACGCGGGATGGATCGACACCGCGCACTGCGAGGAGTGGGACCGCCTGCGGCTGTGGGCCGATGGGGTCAGCAGGCACCCCCTCAAGCGCAACGAGATGATGGTCGCCGACGCCGCGGGCATCATGGATGCGGGCGACACCGTCTCCGTCCTCGCGCTCCTCGACGGTCGCAAGCCCGCCGTGGTGCAGCCCGGCGAGAAGCGCCCGACGCGCGGCACGGAGCACACCGCGGGCCTCGCGCGCGCCGCGGGGCTGACGGTCGACGCGCAGACGTGGGGGAGCCGGTGAGCCGCGGACCTCGCGCCGAAGCCTCGCGCACCGTTGCGCGCCGAAGCATCCGCGCCCTCGCGTGGATGGTCGACGAACTGCTCACCACCACGGGGCAGCACACCGACGCCACCCGCGCGTGGCTCGCATCGTGGTCGGGGGAGCGCGTGGCCGATTCCCCGTGGCACGCCGACGATCGCGTGCGGGCCATGCTCGACACGCTCCGCGATGCCCGCCTCGACGTGTGGCGCCACGTCACCCACGAGCCGTGGCAGCGTGACCGCGCGCTCCTGCGCGCTTCCGATGTGCTGCGCGCCCATCAGCCTGACCTCACGCGCGACGACGCGAAGGCGCAGTGCGCTGCACGGCACGCCTACCACCTCGCGGAGATCGTCCGCGCCGAGATGGGCGACCCGTGGCAGACGCAGCAATCGGCACGCGAAAACGCCTAGAACTCCAGCGTTCGGCAACAAAATGCGCGCACCCTGTTGACGTGGGACCGTGGCCGGTTTAGGGTTCATTTCGTCGCAGGGATGGACCCGCAGCGACGAAAGGACTCCCGCCATGCGCAGCACCTCCTACAACACCATCAAGATGACGAACGACTCCACGGACTTCGGCACCTTCGAGGGCGAGACGCCCGCCCACGCCCTCGCGGCGATGCACCGCGCCGCGGGCTACGCATCGCGGGTGGTCGACGGCGTGGTGGTCCCGCCCGCCTCCGCGGTCGACGCGGACGGCGTGAGCCTGTGCCCCGGCATCGACGACGTGACCATCACGGAGGTGCCCTACGCGGGCGCCTCGATCACCGTGCACGTCGGCCGCGACACCATCGACCCGCAGGGGCTGGGCTCCGACGAGGAGTGCGCCGCCTGCGAGGAGTACATCCTCGACGCGGTGCGCGCGGCGTTCCCCGGCGCCGATGTGCGCGAGGTCGGCAACGGCGGGCGCACGTCGGGCACGACCCGCGACGGGGTGAACCTCGACGCCGAGGTTCGCGCGGTCGTGACCGCGGCCTTCGACAGCTTCGGTTGGTGACCACCCGCGGGGCCACGCGCCCCGTCACGGGCTCTCCCGCGCGGAGGGTCGGTGACGGCGCACGACGCGCCGCGTAGCGCCTCCCCTCGGCGCGGACGGCCCACGGGCCACCACCGCGCAGGGAGGGCGCGCATCGGGCTGCTAGGAGGCGAGGCAGGGGAGTGTCGCCGCCGCAGGACGCGGGGCGGTGCGCCGGGGTGGCGCGAGGGTGGGTCAGCGTCGGCCGGTCTGCGACCCGCGCGCATCCCGCGGGCGGTGCAGCCGGTGCAGCACGCCGACCGATGGGCGCGGGCGGTGCCAGAGCAGCGCGAGGGTGAGCCAGAGGCGGCGCAGGCGGCTCACTCCCGCACCCCCGCGTCGACGTGCACCGGGAGCACCTGCGGCGCCGGTCCGCGCAGCGGGTCGGGCACCACCACGTCGCACGCGCGGGTGAGCGCCGTCACCGCGGCGAGGCCCACCACGAGTCCGACGAGGGCGCGCGTCGCGGGTCCACCGGGAGGGCGGGTCACAGCAGCGGCTCCCGCGCGATGCGCCCCTCGGCGCTGACGACGTGCCGCGCATACCCGCGGGCGATCAGCTCCGCGAAGATCAGCGGCCCTGGATCACCCGCGCCGCGGTCGGTCGTGAGGTGAACGTGTCCGATGACCCCCGCCCACGTCAGCCCGCGACCTCCGGCCCTTGTGCTCTGGAGGTCCTTGACCTGCCGCACCCACGGCGTGCCGTCGAGGCCCACGAGCACACGCCGCGGGATGCCGAGCGCGGCGCACGTCGCGTCGGTCACGTCGGCGGCGGCGCGGATCTGCGGCGCCGTGAGCGTGCCCGTGGCGTCGCGCTGTACGAGCTCGGCGCCGAGGCTCCAGGCGTTCGCGCCGCCCGCGTGCCAGCACTGCCATCGCGCGGGGTCGGCTTGCTGCAGCACGTCGCCGTCGGTGTCGACGGTGAGGTGCCACGACACCTCGCGCGCGGTGCGCGACTGATAGAGCGCGAGCGTCTCGGCCATCGTCGACGGGATCGCATCGGGTGCGGCGGCGCGACAGAGGACCCCCTTCGATGTGTGCCACACGAAGGCCCGCGGCGGCGCGGTGATGCTGCGCCCGTCGGTGATCGGCGGCGCGCGGCGCGGGTCATCGAGCCACGTCGTCACGCTCACGCCGGGGACCGGCACGCGCACGCCGTTGACGATGAGCCCGCCCGCGGACAGCCCGAGGGACGCGCGCTCAGCCTGCGAGAGTCGACCGCTCACGGATCCTCCGTGGTGCTCTCGACGGCGCCGTCCGCGCCGAGGTACACGTCCACCGCGTCGCACTCGACGGTCGCGCCGCCGCAGGGGAGCGGGAAGATCCGCGGCTCTCGCCCGCACGCGGCGACGATGCGCGCGACGCGCGCCGCAGTCGACAGCGCGGACTCTGTGACCGATTCGCCGTCGCCGTCGAGCCATCCAGGCGCGAGCGCGCGAAGCTCTGCGATGCGGGCTTCGAGGGTCACCGGAACGCCTCTGCCACGATGGCCTCGGGGTGCTTCGCGCGGAGCACATCGAGGACCACGCCGCACACCTCGAAGGGCGGGACCACACCCGCGCGCATCGAGGCGAGCGCCGACGCGACGATGACCGCGCAGTGCTCGCGCGTCGCGGCGTCGAGGGCGTACCCGTGCGCGAGGGGCGCGACGATCTCGTCGGCCGTCTGCCATGCGCCTGTGACGAGGTAGCGGGCGAAGGCCCCGACCGCGTAGGCGCGGGCCTCGGTCGTCGCGCGCAGCTCGCCCGAGGTGTAGTCCATCGCGACCTGGAGGTCGGGATCGGCGCGCAGCACCCGCGCGTGTTCGTGTTCGTGCGCGATGGTCTCGACGTTCTCGACGGGGTCAGCGAGCGCGGCGGCGGACATCACCACCACGGCACCCTCGCCGCCGATCTGCGGGAGGCAGACGGAGCGCGAAGAGGTCGCGGGGTCGAGGGCGTCGAACGCCTCGCGCGCCCACCCTGCGAGCGTGCTGTTGATCGCGCCGAGCCCGAGCGCGGCACCCTGCGCGGCGAGTCGCGCGAGCACGACTTGCCACGAATCGGGCGTGACCACGTCGGTGTGGTAGCGCGCGGAGAGTTCGCGCGTGAGCGTTGCGGCGACGGGGCGGAGGTCAGCGGACATCGGAGCCTCCATCGGTCGCGAGGGCGCAGTGCGCGACGCCCGCGTCACCCTCGACGCACACGGCCCCGGAGGCGGCGCAGGCGAGGTCGCCCACGTCGTGCCAGCGGCCCGTCGAGGAGCACACCTGCGGGCGGTCCGCGCGGCACCGCGAGGCGCCGACGGTGCAGCCCTCGACCACGGGCAACCGCGGCGAGGGACAGCCGCTGGCGAGCAGCCCCGCCACGACGGCCACGAGGATCACCGCGGCGAGGCGCAGGCCTGCACGCGCGAGAGAGTCCCTGGAGGGGACGACGGGGTGGCCGACGCCCATCACGCGCCTCCCGGGGGCGGCGGGGCCTGCGTCGCGCGCTGGACGGTGTCGGCGATCTGCACGGCACGCGCGGGGGCGCGGCCGGTCACGATCTGCCCGAGGGCCGAGAGCGCCTTCGCGGGGTCGAGGCCCACCGCGCGCAGCAGGCGGATCGCGCCCTGCCACCGCGGCGACGTCTCGCCCAGGGCGACCCACTGCTCTGGGGTGCGCGAGCGCAGCGCCACGAGGAGCAGCGCGGAGACGACGGGCCACAGCGCGGCCGCGTGGTCCGAGAGCCAGGAGAGGAGCTGAGACGATGTCATGAGGTCACTCCAGTGACGCGCTCGATGAGTGCGCGTAGGCCGTTGCAGGAGAAGGGCTTGGGTAGCGCGTGGGTGTTGACGAGCGCGCCCGCGATCTTGTCGAGGACGTAGGGGTCGAGCCCGCTCGTGAGCACCAGCGGCACACGCGCGCGGATCGACGCGCCCGCGCTGTCGAGCGCGAGGCGCAGGTCGCTCGCGGCTTCGGTGGGCGACACGTCCGACGTGCCGCGCAGGTCGCAGAGCACCACGTCGGGCACCGCCACGCGGAGCACCGCGCGGGCCTCCGCGAGCGTGGTGACGCGCTGTATCCACGCGAGCCCACGGAGGCCGTCGGCCACCAGCGCGGCGTGCCCGTCATGATCCTCGACGAGCAGAGCGTGGAGCATTGATCACCTCGGCGCGCAGCGCCGCCATTGCCGTGTGCATCTCCGCGCGCAGCGTGTGCCGCGCCTCGGTCTGCCGGTGGTCGACATCGACGAGGCGCGCGGCGGCGTCGGTGACCTGCGCCTCCAGCCGCGTCACGCGGTCGCGGTCTGCGTCGGCCTTCACGCGCGCCTCGGCGACCGCGACGTCGTGCACGCCCATTTTCGAGGCCACGCCGTCGAGCGTGGCGTGCATCTTCGCGACGGTCTCGGTGAGCGTGTGCAGCGTGGCCGACAGCGTCGCGCCGGTCAGCGCCTGGGACTGCGCCGCGCCCTCGACGCGCTCCAGCACGCGCCCATCGCTCTCCTGCCGCTGCGCACGCCCGCCCCACCGCGCGACGATCTGCGAGAGCACCACCGCGAGAGAGGCGACACCGAGGGCGATCTGCAGCGCGGGGTGCATCACCGCCCCCGTGCGAGCGCGGCGGCGGTCACGCCGTCACCGTCCGCTCGATGACCGCGCCCGCGGGGATCGCCGCGAGGTCGGTGGTGCTGGCACGCGTGCCGCCGCTCGTGCGGTAGTAGTACGTGGTGACCGCGCCCTGCAGCACGGGGAACGCCCCGCGCGCAGTGCCGCACCGGCCTGCGAACGGCGTGGTCAGGGCGGGGATCACGAAGGCGTTGAATGTGGCCATCGTGACCTCAGCTCAGCGTGGGCGTCGAGGAGTCCCACTTGACCCACAGACCCGCGGCGTACAGCCAGTTGTCGGCGCCGCTCACGAGTTTGTCGCCGTTGACGCGCCCGCCCACGGTGCTCCAGCGGTGACGGCTCGGGACCCCGGCCCATCCCGACGACGTGCTCGCGGCTGCGGGGCGCGAGACGGGAATCTGCCACGGCACCTCGCGGCCACCGACGGGAGTCTGTCCCAGCTGTGCGGCATTGGTGTTGCCCGCAGGCGCTAGCGTGCTGCTCCCATCATACACCACACCGTAGGTGATGCGCTGATTGGACGCGGCGGTCGTGTATCGCTTGTACCCGAGCATCGGCGACCCCGAAGTGATCGAGAAGGTGCCCGCCGCTCCTAGTCCCGTGACGTTGTAGTAACCGATCCACAGGTACGGGTCGGTGTCCTCCGTCGCCGTCGTACCGCTCTGCAGCGGCTCATCCGACAGGAACGTCAGCACGTTGCCGCCGCCGACCGGAATCGCGTAGGCCGTCCACCCGAAGCCGTCTGCATCGTCCACCGAAATGAACCACCGGCCGGGGGTCGCGGAGAAGAGCGCCGCCGCGCTGAACAGCGCTGTCGCGTCGGTCGCGGTGCCCGCGGTCGTGGCGCTCGGGGAGCCGCCCGTGAAGCCCGCGACGGACCGCGACACCGTCCACGTCGCATCGCCCGAACCGCGCTGAAAAAGCCACTCGCGCGAGCCGCCCGACGCGGCGACGCGGAACCACGCGCTGGTGTTTCCGAGGTTGCCCGCGCCGCTGCCGCTGGTGCCGTAGGGGTTCGTGGTGAGGTTGACGTTGTCCGCTGACAGCGTGGTGGCATCGCTCCATCGCTTGACGATCCAGCCCGCGCTGCAGAGCGTCGTGAGCAGCGAAAAGATCGCCGCGGTGCCGTTCGCGGGAGACGAGACGTTCGTGTTTGTGGCCATTGGGTCAGCTCCAGGTGATGCGGATGTTGGCGGTGCTGATCACCGCGTAATCAGAAACCGCCCCGCCGCTCTTCTTGAGCCGCAGCTCGTAGACCTTCGGGGTGGTCGGTAGCGTCACGGACGCGGTCTTGCGCGTGGCACTGGTCTCGGTCCACTGAATCGGCGTCGCAGCGTCGACCGAGTCGGTGAGGTTGTACAGCGTGAGCGTGCCGGTCACACCGCTCACCACCTGCCCGATCGCGTCGAGGGCGAGCACCGTCGTGCGAGCCGTGATCGCGTAGTCCGCCGGGTCGAAGCGGGCGCCGCCGATGGCAACGTCGACCGTCGAGACCGTGGTGGTGTAGCTGGCGAGCGGAATCAGCCGAGGCCCGTCCTGCACACCGAGCGCCGTGCGCGCCGCCGCCGCATCGGCGCTCGCGAGGAGCGCGGAGATCGTCGCCGACGTGAGCACCGCGCCCTCGGTGCCGTCGCCCACGAGCGTCGCGCCCGCGGTGGTGCCCGCGGCGAGGCCCACGCCAGCCTCAACGACGACGTCGGGCTCGAAACTCGTGCCCGCTCCGGTGACCTGCGCGAGCCCGACGATTTTGCCCGGGTTCGCCGCGTCGAGGAGCGCGGAGGCGGGCGTGGTGGGGAGCGACGCGCCGCCGCCGCCGACGATGGGCAGACCCGGCGCGCTCGGGTCGAACGCGCTCACGTCTCACCCCCGAAGGCGAGCGCGGAGATCGCGCCGGGGTTGGACCCGTCCACGTCGTACACGCGCACGCGGATCCACCACGCGCCAGTCACGTCGATGGGCGGCGTTCCGCGCGTGGTGCTGCCCGTGACCGACGGCGCGAGCGACACCTGCATCGCGTAGGCGTCGATGCGCCCCGCGGTGAAGGTGGACGAGTCGAGGAGCATCGCCGGCATCCAGTTGGACACCGACGCCGCCGCCGTGCTCGGCGGGTCCATCGAGAGGTCGACCTCGAAGATGGGGCGCCCCGTGGTGGACGATGCGTGCCGCGCGTAGGCGCACACGAGACGCAACGACGCGAGCGAACCGATGGACGCCGCGCCGCTCGTGGCGTTCGCGTTGTCGGTGCTCACGGTCCCGACGACCGTGGCGAGAGAGCCCGTCAGCGTCAGCGACGCCGCGCGGAGGGTGATGGGGTTGATCTTCGCCACGGCGCGGCCCCTCTCAGGTCTCGATCTCGACGGCGATGGAGCAGTCGGCCGCGGTCGCGCTCCAGCCCGAGCCGGTGCGGATGCGCACGTCGATCACGTCACCCGCGACGAACGCGTAGGAGCCCGACGTGAACGTGCCCTGCCCCTTCACGTCGCTCGTCGCGCTCGCCAGGGTGACGATGGCGGCGGCGTTGATGATCGTGCCGTTCTTGTAGACGCCCACGATGAGGTTGGAGCCCGCCGCTGCGGTGTTGAGGTTGATCGACAGCCCCGTCACGGAGCCCGCGCGCATCGCGACGAAGGCACACGTCGTGAGCCCCGACACGCCGCACCAGTGCGTCTGCACGGGCGTCGAGCTCGCGGGTGTGGCGTTGTCGCCCGTGACGATGTTGGTCTGCCCGAACGGCACGACCTGACGCACGCCGCCCGTGATCCCGCCCGTGACGGCGATGCCGCCCGAAAAGGTCTGCGCGGCGGCGAAGGTGTTGCGGTCGGCGGTCGATGCGGCGGTGACGAATGACGCGGGGTTGCCCATGATGTGCTCCTAGTGCGTGGACGCGAGAGAGGTTGAGGTCAGCGCTTGCCGAGATCCTGCGTTGCGTAGACGAACACCGTGGGCGTGTAGAACACGGCGCCGCTGCCGTTGTAGATACGGAGCTTTCCGCCGCCCGCGCCGGTGTCGCAGAAGATGAACACGTTGGTGACACCCATGTCGGTGAAGTACCCGATGCCGGGGGGGTTCCCATTCGACACGAGCGCCGCGCCTGCGTCGGTGGCACCCGTGCCCGTGTAGAGAACGAAGTGATACAGCGACGCGGCGCCGCTGTTCATGTTGGTGTCGTTGGCGTTGCCCGGGTAGGTCGCCGCGCCGTACGCGAGAACCCACCCGTAGAGCACGCGGTCGCGCCAATCGAGCGACGTGTCGATGGTGATCACCGTGCCGTTGGCGACGTTGCTCTCGCTCTGGAACATCACGCCCTGTTGCCCGTTGGCAACGGCGCTCCATGAGTTCGTGGCGGTGCCAGCCGAAGGGCGCAGCGCGACGGCGTTGCGTTGAAGCTGGTTGAGGTCCGCGCTCTCGACCTGCTGCAAGACCGTCCATGTTTTCGCGAGTGGTTCCATCGGTCACGCTCTCAACACGGTGTTGTCCGTGAGGCTGTCTGGGTCGTCGGTGAGGAATGCCGTGGTCTGCGTTCCGGTGTAGACCGCCTCGATGTGCGCGGGCTTCATGCGGCCCACCACGTCGACGATCTGCTGATAGGTCGCGGTGTGGTCAGGTGGCGTCCCGTAGGCATCGGCACTCATGCGCACAACGATGACGTGCACACGCTCGGGGTCCGCGGTGACCTCAGACCACAGCGGCTCCAGCACGGTCGCATCGGCGCCAGCGATGTCGCGGATGGCCTCGACGATGGTGCGCGGGTGCGCGATGAAGCCTGCCCGCGTCCGCGCGAGGAGCGAGGTGCGCCGCGCGGCCGTCGTCGTCAGCGGCGCGGGGATCTTGTAGAGCGCTTCCCACTCAGGGAGCAGCGTCGACGCGAGGTTGACGAACGCCTCGCGGCCCACGCTCTCGTTGGTGCCGCTGGACTCCGCGAGCGACTCGCCGATGCCCTCGACCTCCGCGGCGTTGCGCGTGCCGTCCGCGGCGCCGTACCAGGGGCCGAGCAACATCGCGAACTGCCGCGCGAATAGACGCTCGGTGTCATTGAGCGACGGCGCGGTGGGTAGCGGCTGCGGTCGTTGCGGCATCGCGGGGGAGGGTACACGAGTTGCGACGCGGTGGCGAATCCGTCGCGTCATGGAATCTTCGCAGGGTCAAGCGTAAAGTGACGCCCATGCGCCACCTCATCGCCGCTGCGTTCGCCCTCGGGTGCTCTGTGTCCGCCGAGCTCGCGCCGCGGGACTGCACCCCTGGCACCACCGCGGCGTGTGTCTGCCCCGGCGGCGTCGCCGGCGCGCAGGTCTGCGACGAGGCCGGGACCGTGAGCGCGTGCTCCTGCCCCGCGGAGGCCCCGCCCGTGCCCGCTGACGCCCCCGACGCGGCAACGCCCGTCCCGCCTGCCGACGTGCCCGCAACGGGCTCCAGCGACGCCGCATCGTCCGACGCCGCGAGGACCGCTGATGTGGTCATCGAGCCCGACGTGGTGGCCCCGCCGCAGCCGTCGCGCGACGTGGTGGCGTGCGACCCGCCACACCTCTGCGGCTCGACGTGCGTGGACAGCTTCGCCGTCGACCCCGCGAACTGCGGCGCCTGCGGGGTGAGGTGTGCTGCGCGCGGGGTGGGCAGCGTGCCCGCGTGCTCACAGGGCATGTGCGTCCACCGCTGCGCGCCGGGGCTTGTGGCGTGCGGCGTTGCCCTCTGTGTCGACCCGAACGGCCCGCGGTACAACTGCGCGGAGTGCGGATACGTCTGCGGCGCGGGCTTCGTGTGCAACGCCCGCACGTCGCGGTGCGAGCGCGGCTAGACCGTCTCCGTCGCGTAGGTCCAGCCCCACCCGCCGAGGATGGTAGCGACCGCGGCGACGAGCCCGCCGTAGGAGGTCTGCGACGTGGTGAGGTACGCGCTCAGGGGCAGCTCCGTGGCGAGCGCAAGTAGGTCGGTCGGGTACGCGGGCACCCACGGTGCTGCGCGGAAGGGACGCCCCGTGCGAGGGTCAACGCTCGCGCCGAGCGGCCCCGTCCAAGAGTAGGCATCCTCTCGCACCGTGACCGATGCGCCGCCATCCTGCGCGGGGTCTTCGGTGACCACGACGGACCCGAGGCGCCCGAGCGCGGACGGCGTGAGATCCTGCGACGCGACGGCCTGCGTTGAGTCAGCGGGGCGTGCGCGGGTGAACGTGGTGATGGTCGCCATGCGTCACGTCGTCGTGCGGAAGGTGCCGAGGGTGACGACGGTCTTCGCCGCGGGCGACACGTCCGCCGCGGGCGTCGTCGTCTCCGCGGAGAGCACTCCCTCGGCGCCGTTGATCGCAGCCGCGAGGGCCGTGATGTACAGCCGCGCGCGGGAGGTGTCGTCTTCGGTGGGCCACCGCGATGCGGGCGACGTGTCGCCCGGACCGAGCGCGTCGAAGTAGTTGAGCGCGGCGGTCCGCATCGCGTTGAAGTTCCCGTGCCCGGGGTACACCGTGCCCGTCGCCGTCGCGATGGTCGCGTCGCTCATGGTGAAGGTCGTGTCGGTGCTGTCGAAGCTCCCCGCGCCGAGGGTGAACAGCTTGAAGCCGCCGCGGTAGTTGCCGGTACCGATGTTCGCGATGATCCGCATCCCGACCTTGTCGAGATGGTCGCCGCTCACCACGAGGGTCGATGACGACGCAGACACGATGGTCATCGTGCCCGACCACTGGAGGATGTTGGCGAAGCTCACGACCACGTCGACCACGACGTTCTCGGCGCTGACGGCGATGGACTCGACGGAGTAGTTCCCCGGCGTGACCGTGACCGGCCGCAGCGCGTCGTTCGGCGTGTCGCTCACGTCGGTGCCATCGGGGAGACGGTCGCCCTCGATGTACTCCTCGATGCGCGTGAGCTCAGCGCCCGCGGTGCCAGCACCAACGTCGGCCACGGGGACGATGCGCGTGTTCGTGGTGCTGTCGCCCTGCGCGGGGCCGACCGCAACGACCGTGACGCATCCAGGCGTGCTCGGCGTGCCCGCGCCGGGGAAGCTCACGGGGGGCGCGAGCAGCGGGTAGACGAAGGTCTGCGCGATCTCCGTGCCGGTGTACGCCTCGACCCACGACGCCCAATCGGCGCGGTTGCCGCTGCCGGGCCGCTCGCGACGGCGAGCAATGATCCGCGCCGCAAGGTCCTCGTCGCTCTCCGCGTCGGTGCCCTGTCGCAGCACGCTCGCCACGGTGCCCGTGGAGTTGAGCCCTGACGGAGCCGTCGCGAAGGTGAGCACGTCGCCCGCGAGCCGCGTCCCTGCGATGCCCGCTTCGGTCGCGCGAACGTTGATCGTGCCCGAAGGCGGACCGCCCGAGGTCGTGACGCTTGCGCTCTCCACGACGTACGGCGTGCCGTCGCTGAACGACATGCGCGTGCCCGCGGGGATGGTGAACGTCGTCGCGACGCCCGACGTGACCGTGACCGACAGCCGCGCGGTGAAGCCCGACCGACGCGCGATGCCGTCGACGAAGGCGTGGCGGTCCAGTGCCTCCGCGCTCGCGGTGTCGGGGAGGATGTCGAGCGCGGTCTGCTCGGCCTGCGCCTCGATGCCCTCCATCTGCACCGCGAAGGCGCTCGCCATGAGGTAGGCATCGCTCCCTGCAGAGGTCTGCAACGTCTCGCCGCGCGAGGCGTAGTTCGCTGCCCACGACGCGAGGAGTTCGCTTCGGATGGTCTCGCGTGATCGTCCCGTGAATGCCACTAGGTCACCTCTCGCCGCGCACGCGCTGGCGGGTCTGTGCTCCGAGGAGCACGTCAACGAAGCTCACATCGAAGGTGAGCAGCCCGCGCGCGGGGTAGACCTCGACGCTCACCACGAGGTCAGCGATGGCGCCGGAGTCAACGTACCGCTTGAGCCCCGTGCGGATCGCGTCCTCAGCGCGCGAGCGCGCGTCGGTGCGGAGCTTGTCGACGCTCGCCCAATCGACACCAAGGGAGGGATCCACGGGGCACTCGCCGCGCTGACACTGCATCGCGATCACGACGAGTTCTGCCGCGGGCGACGGGCTGCGGCGCCAGGAGTTGCGCGACGCGTCCCACTGGACCTCGCCGTTCACGCCGCTACGGGCTCTCGCGACTGCGTACGTCATTCGCCCTTGATCTTCGTGGAAAGCCACGTCGCTGACGACGACTTGAAGGTGTCAAGCGCCGAGTTGCACGCCACAATGGCTGCGTTGAGCGTCGTTGCTGCCGCTGCGACGGGCGGGAGCGCGCCGCCCACTGCGGTCGCGAAGGTGCCGACGGCGGTGTTGAGTACCTTGATCGCATCGACCGCGGTGTTCATCGCGGTGGAGTAGTCGTCGCCGCGCACGAACGCTTGCGTTGCGCCCTGCATGTCCACGCGCTGCCCCGTCTTCGCCACGATCTGAACGGCGCCCACGGCGCGCAGCCGGATCACCGCGGTGGAGTTGTCGGATCCGACGCCGTAGAGCCGCGTCTCGCCCGCCTCGACGCTCTGCGCCGGGGCGCCCTTGTCGATGAGGACCAGCGCCACGAGCTCATCGCCACGCCGCACCGCGACGGCCTCCGTCGTCCGCGTGAGCGTCGGCGAAGCCATGAGCCCCGCGGGCTGCGCGACCTCGACGGCGTCGAAGCCCTGCGCGCCGTCGTCGTCACCCTCGGCGCCGACGCCCGCGGCCTGCACCGTGAGCACGCGCGACGAGGTGCTCGCGGTCGCCGCGGTGACCTTCACGAACTCAATCACGTCGTCACCCACGTCACACCTCCGGCGTCACGACGATGGAGTCGAGCGGCACGAGGGTCAAGTTCGTGGTCTGCCCCTCCTTGCGGGAGTGTGTGAACTCCACGTCGGTGATCAGCATACGCTCATCCATGCCGCGCCCCTCGGCGTCGATCATGAGGTCGTCTCGCACCGTCGCGATGGTGTTCACCGCGTAGAGCCGATCGTCTCCTTGCACGCGCTGCCCGAAGCCTTGCACGCTGCACTTGTACCGCCGAAAGCCTGCCATCGCATCGGCAATGGTGCGGCGCGCCTCGCGAGTCGCTGCTTCGAGGGTGCGCGCGCGGTCGCTCCGCATGTGCACGGGCTGCGGCGTGCCATCTTCGAGCACGAAGCCGCGGTTGATCGCGGGGTCGAAGAGCGGCTCGTTGACGATGCTCGCGCGACTCCGCGACGACTCGCCCGACCCGCGCACGCTGCCCGTGTAGACCGCAACCGCGGTCGGGACTTCCTGCGTGCTGAACACCTCGGAGCCGCCGAGGATGTTGCCGCCGCCGACGCCGCGCGCATCGAGCGTGCGGGTGAGCGCGTAGCTCGGCGCCTGCGTGTAGTCCGGCGCGTCCACCACGATGCCGACGCTCCCGTCGGTGCGCGGCGCGATCCAGAGCATGAAGCCGAGCCTCCGCACGATGTGCTCGGCGGTCTGCCACGCCTTCTCACCGACGCGCGGGTGCGCGATGTCGACCACGCTGCGGCGGGGCCTCGTGCCGGTGCCGCGCGCGCCGGGCCTGCGGGCGCTCTGCACCTCACGCGCAGCCGCCGCTGGGGTGATGCGCACGTCGAGGTCCATCCCGCCGAAGATGTCCCGCAGGGCGTCCTCAAGGGCGGCGTTGCGGATGCGGATCGTCGGGTTCACGTCCCACGACTGCGCCACGCCCGCGAGGTCACGACCCGAGAGCACCGCGAGGCATTCGCCGTGGCCCTCCGCGTGTCGCTCCCACGTCTCGATGCGGCCCACGAGTTGCGGGTGACCGTCGATGCTCAACGTCGCCCGGTCCATGAGCCGCACGCGCCGCGCGAGCACTTCCCACGTCGTGCGGTCGGTCGTGGTCCGCCAACACGACACCGTCCACGGTTGCCCCGCGCGCAGCATCGACAGCGACACGATGGCGCGGTCCCATGTGTCGATGGGCGTCGGCCCGTTCGCGAGCGTCAGCGTGACCGTGTGCGTCGTGGCCATGCGTCAGCGCCCGGGCAGGGGGAGCACCGTGAGGCGTCGCCCCGCGGGCACGAGAAGGGGATTGGTGATCGCGTTCGCGCTGCGCAGGAGCGTCACCCAATCGGTCGAGCCGTACACCGCGAGGCTCACCTGCCAGAGCGCCATCGGCGCCGGCGTGGTGTAGAAGCGCGTGCGCTGCGGCGAGGGGATGAGTTGGTTGCGCAGGGCGTAGACGCCTGACGACAGCCGCGACAGCGCGACGAATGCGGTGTGTGCGCTCGCAGTCGACAGCGCGGGGAGAGCGAGGTTCGCCGCGACCGGCGCGAGCATGTTGCGCAGCGCGCCGGAGGTCTGCGCGAAGGTCCGCGGCGCCGCGTCGAGGTACGCGAGTTGCGCGTTGACCGTCGGCTTCGTGGCCTGATAGCCCGCGGTCGTGGCGTTCGCCGCGTCAGCGTCGTCGGCGAGCTGCGAGACGCCCTGTTGCGCGGCGTCGGGCGTCGTCGTGTCGGGGCCGAGTGCGAGCGCGACGGAGGCGTCGTGCTCGACCCACTGGACGGTCATGCGAACGCCGCCACGATCCTCCGCGGTCGCCGTCTCGCTGATCTCGCCGATGCCAGCCGCGAGCTGCCCGAGCGTCGGGTGCCACAGCGTCGCGATGGGACGATCCTCGAAGGCGCGGATCAGGTCGTACCGCTTGCCGGGGAAGAGTTGCCCGTAGCGCGCGACCAAGGCGGGCGTGTTGATCAGCGGGATGGTGAAGCTCCCGCGGTACGCCTTGCGCCCGGTGGGCTCCACGTCCGCGCCGGGGCGGCGATACGCGACGTGCTCCACGAGGTCGTTGCCGCCCGACCAGTCGAGCCGCTCGACGGGGAACGTGACGCCGTCGTAGCTCGCTTCGGGGAGGTCTTTGAGCGCGTCGGTCACGGGCGCCTCGCAGGCTGCGTTGCGTTCTGCGATGCCGCGTGCGCGGCGGTCACGGGGTCAAGCGTCGCGGTGATGTTCGCACCTGCGAGCGCGCGGATCATGGCGCCACCGAACTGTGATGCCATTTCGCCGATGGCCGTCGCCGGGTTCAGCGCCGCGATGCCTGCGTTGACGCGCTCGATGGTCGACGCCCGACCGCCGCCAATGGTGTCACCCGTGGCCGCGGTGCGCGCCGCGCCTGCGACCGCTGCGACTCCGAGCCCTGCGCCTGCGAGTCCCGCACCGGCGCCGCCGATGGCACCCGTTGCCGCCGCGCCGTTGGCCGCGGTGGTGCCCGCGATGGCCGCGCCGATGCGCGTGCCCGCGAGCGCGGTGCCGATGCGCGAGAACAGCGCGCCGCCGAGCAGACCTCCGAGGAGCCCTGCGCCGCTCTGGACTGCCGCGGAGCCGATGGGATGCTCCGCGGTGAAGTTGTCGAGGGCGCGGCCGAAGCGGACCACTGCGTCCGAGGTATCGTTCAGCGCGTTGAGCCGCTTCGTCTCTTGCGCGTTGATCTCTGTGAGTTGCTCGGAGTCGCGAAGGCCGCGCCCGCGCGCCTCGTCGGCCGCGCCGAAGGTCGAGCCATCGCGCTGCATCGCAGTGACGTTCTGCGCGATGCTCTGCCCGCCCTGCCCTTGCGAGGCGAGCAGGAGCATGAGGCGCCGCTGCTGAGCGTCGAGCACCATCGGTGCGCCGGGACCACCCGCGCCAACGATATTGCCGACGCGATTCACGTCGCCGCCGAAGCCCGCGACGAGCTGGGAGAGGAACCCGACCGCAGACGTGCCCTCGTTGAGCCGCGCGCGGCCGTTCTGCACGGTGAACATGCTCGACGCGAGGGCCTGCCCCTCGGCGCCGCCCTGCGACCGCAGACGGTTGTAGAGGTTCTCCTGCGTGCGCTCGTTGGTGATGCTCCCGCGCGTCTTGGCGAGCGCGTTGAGCATGTCGCGAGATCGACCACCGGCGCGCGCCGTAATCTCACCGACGGCCATCGTTTCGAGCGTCGCGCTCTGCACCGCGCGCGTTCGCTGCGCCGGGGTCATCCCCGCGGTGACGCTGCGCGCGATGTTCTGCATGAGCGGCCCAAGGGCCTCGCGGGTGACGTTGCCGAGCTCGATGGACCCGGCCTGCGCCATGCCCGTCATGCTGCGGATGGTCGACATCTGATCCGCGCCGGTCACGCCCTGTTGCTCCAGCATTCCCGCGACGCGAAGCACCTCGCCGGGGCTCTGGTAGGTGTTGCGCGCGAACGCAAGGAGCTGCACCTGTCGCTCAAGCGCGGCAGCGCGAGCGGCCGGGTCCCCGCCCGCGAGCACGTTGAACTGCGTCTGCGCCTGCGAGAGCCCGCCCGCGACGTCCTCCATGGACATCCCGCGCAGCGATCCCGTGGCGAGTTCCGTCTCGATGCGCGTGCGCGCTGCCGTTGCCTCGGGGCCGGTCAGACGCGCCTGGTAGAAGGCGCCGTTGAGCGTGTTCTCGCTCTCGGCGCGCTGCCGCCGTGCGTCTCGGATCTGCGAGTAGGCCACGCGCCCGACGTTCAGCGCGGCATCACCGCCGACGTTGAGCCCGCGGCGCAGCCCATAGCCGATGTCACGCCCTGCGCGCGTGCGCTCGCGGTCGGAGCGAGTGACCTCGCGTGCTGCCGCTCGCGCCGCCGCGACGCGCGTGCGCTCTTCGGTCTGCGCGGCCCGCGTGCGCTGCTTCTCCTCACGCTCAACGGCGCGCGTCTTCGCACGCTCCGCGGCGATGAAGAGTTGCGTCGTAGTCTGCATCCGCGCCACGTCAACGCGGGCCTCGCGGTTGCTTGCGGCGATGCGCTCGCGCGACGCCTGCGCGGCACTCTGCGTGCGGGCGCGGTCGGCGTCGCGCTGTGAGCGCACCGTCTCGATGTCCATGCGCTGCTTGTGGCGGATTTCGTCGCGGGCGATGCGGTCACGCTGCGCAGCCGCGCGCCGCGCCTCCGCGGTCATGGCCGCTTGCGCCGTGCGCGCGGTGCCGCGAAGGTCACCCATCGCTCGCCGCACGCCCGACGTGTCCACGTCGATCTGTAGGACTGCCCGCGCCATGCTTCTACTCGATCAGCCCGAAGCCTCGGGCAAGTCGCTCTCCGTGTCGGTCGACGGCGGCGTAGGCGACGAGGGTGAGCTCGTCAGCTTCGTCCACCGTGCAACCAGTTCGCGCACGATGGTGCGCAGCGTAACGGCGTCGAAGGTACTCAACCGCTGTAGCGGCGTCGTCCCTTTTCCCAACGAGTCGACCAGCGACGCCACCTCCTCGGCGCTCTTCGCCGCGCTGATGGGCGACCGCTTCGTGACGAAGTCCACATAGACCTCGAAGAGCGCCGCGACCTCGTCGGCGAACAGGAGCCCGCGCAGCTCATCGGCCGACGCCGCGACGGGCGCGTGAGGCGGCGCAGGCTCGCAGAGCGCAAGGGCGATGGTCTGCACCTTCGCCTCGAACTCCACCGTGTTGCGACCCTCGGGCGTGTCGAGGAGGAACGACTCGCCGAAGCCCGCTTCAACGCACCACTTCGCCGCCACCGCGCGGAGCTTCAACTCCTCGTCGGTGGTGAGCGCGCGGAGCGCGAGGGGCACGCCGCGAAAGCGGTTGTCGCACCCGTCAAACTCGATGATCTCGACGGCGCGCCCGTTGCGCGAAGCGTCGAGAACCTTGCGCAGCGGGCTGCGGCGGTCGGTGATGAACTGCGCGGGAAGCTCGCTCACGTCACACCGAGCCCACGCTGGTCCCGTGGAACTCGAAGCTCACGCCGTTGGCGTTCTCAGTCGAGGTCGTCACGCGCACGGATCGCACGTCGCCCGTCGCGTTGCGCGTCACGCCCGCGATGACGAAGCCGAGCGACACCTCGGACTGCGCCTCCGCGATGGCGGGCCAGTCGAGCTCCATGCCGCTCGCGGGGATGGCGTTGTCGACCGACGCCTGCACCTTCTTCGGCCCCGCGGAGAAGCCCGCGCGCCCGAGGAGAAGTGTGTTCACGTCCTTGTTGTCGGTCTCGACGTTGTACGTGATCGAGCCCGCCTGGAGCACGGGGACGCCGTTGTAGAGGATGAAGCCGGGGCCTGAGTAGAGCGCCATGTTGATCTCCGATCAGAGCTGCCGGACGTTCCCGGCGACGAGGTGAAGGCCGGGGATCACCGCGGCGGGGATCTCGCAGTCGAGACGACCGGGCACGAGGGCGTTGGCCTCGACCACGAGGAGCGAGAGGTTCGCGGTCACGTTGATCAGGATGGCCGCGGCCTCCATCTCCGTGAGCTTCTGCGCGATGCGCGCCCGCACGATGGAGGGCGTGACCACGCGCGGCGCGGTCGGCGCGCTGTCGGAGTCGGGCGAGAGCTTGCAGCCCGCGAAGGTCACCGCGAGGTCGGAGCGCAGCGTGTCGGCGACGTAGTCCGGCACCGTCACGCTGGACGTGTCGAGGACGGCGTAGTTCGGCGTACCGCTGAGCAGCGACCGCGAGGTGATGCTCCGCACGATGACGCCGTAGCCGGGGCGCGAGCCCGAAGCGCCGACGGGCGTGATGCCGTTGTTGAGGGCGTTCTCGATCTCCGTCGCGGTCGGCTGGTCACCGACGACGCGCGCCATGAGAACGGACACGAGCTCCATGCTGTCGAGGTTCGCGGCCGGGTCGCTCGCCTCACCGACGCGCGAGCCGCCCGCGGCAGAGTCGCCCGCGAGCCGTGCGGCGCACACCTGCGCGGCGACCTCCCAACATGGGATCACCGTCGCGTGGTTCCACACCACCTGCAGACGCGAGGCGTTGCGCCCTGTCGCGAAGGTCACGACGTTCGCATAGGTGTCCGTGCTACCGACGAGGGCCTGCTCGAGGAGCTGCACCGTCGGACCGGCCTGCGCGTTGACGTGCGTGACGACGCGACCCGCGTTGGTCGCGTCGATGCAGCTCCCGACGATGCGGTCGTAGCGCTGCGGCTCGATGGCCGCGAGCGCGTTGGTGAAGTCGTCTTGCGTGGCGCCCGACGCGAGGGTGATCTCGCTGCCGATGGCGTCAGTCGAGGACCAGACGCCGGTGGTCGCGCCGCTCGACGTGGTCGAGTTCGTGGTGATCCTCACCTCGGCGCCCGTGCTGCTCACGAAGTACGCATCGACCACGAGCGTGTTGCCACGCGGTCCGTCGTGCTTCGCCCTGACAGTCACCGCGCCAGTGGAGTTCTGCGCGGTGTACGGAAGCGAAGGGGCGTCGTTGATCGCATCGGCCACGGCGACCGCGATGGTCGTCGCGGTGTCGCCGCTTGCCACACCCACGTCGATGACCTCGCCGCACAGGCGGAGGCGCACGGTGAACGCCGCGCTCGCCGACGTGGCGAAGGTCAGAATACCAGTCGCTTCGGTGCCGCTCGCCTCGGCCACGGGCGTCGCGTAGAGCGTCGCGGAGGGGTCCTGCGCGAAGACCGAGATGCTCATGCGATGCAGCTCGGAGCCGCGCCCGAAGAGCGTGGCCGCGTCATCGGGCGACGGTACGAACACGGGCGTTGCGATGGCGGCGGTGCCCGCGGCGACGGTGAACGACGGCGACGAGTTGGTCAGCGCCGTCGCGATCATGTTCCCGAGGAGCATGATGCGGCGCGGGGCCTGCCCCGCGCTCGTGCCCGAGCCGCCGAGGACCACGTTGAAGTTCACGCCCGGCGTCTTGCGAGACGCGGGGACACCAGCGACGGCGATGGTCACGACTGCACCTCATCCGCGCTCTCGATGAGCGCAAGGTCACCGCGCGCGACGGCGCGGAGGTAGTACGACTCCGCGGACACGGCGACGCCGCCCGCGATGATCTCGCCCGTCTTGCGGTCACGCCCGACGAAGCGCCCCGGCACGCCGGGGACAGGGAGCCGCGCGTCTGCGACGGCCTTCACACGAATGGTCTGCATCTCACTCCTCGGCGGTGTCTGCGATGAACTGCACAACAGGGTTCTTCGGGTCGTCATCGTCGAACGTGTCGACAAGGTTCACGGCGCCGCGAACTTCGAGAAGCTCAACGCTCGTGTCAGCAGGTGTCACTTGCGGGAGCGCGCGCGCCGCCTCGAAGCTCACGGCGTAGACGTAGACCACGCCGCGGCGGATGAGCGCCTCGCGCGTGCCCACGCAGCGCAGACGACGGTCCATCCATGCGGTCTGCGGCGCTGCGCCCGTCGTGGCGATCAGGAGCCCGTTGAGCACGCCGAGCACGGAGTCCACGAGGCGAAGTCCGCCGGGCGCCGTGGTGGTGCCGATGGTGCCGTCGTCGATGGCGCGCGCGTCCTCGACGCAGACGTAGACCGTCCAGGCGTTGAGACCGCGATCCTCGGCGTCACCCGCGAGGGTGTTGACCGTGCGCGTGACCGTCTCGCCCTCGTAGCAGAGCAGCGCGGCGGGGTACTGCGTCACGACCTCGCGCACGCTGGTCTCGTCGAGCGATCCGGCGAAGCGGCCGACGAGCGCGAAGGGGCGCGCCGCGGTCGTGCCCGTCGTCACGTTGGTCAGGATCGTCCCGAGCTGCGCATAGAGCAGCCCGTCGACATCGGCGAGGGAGAGGCTCACGAGGCACTCCACGCGCGCACGGCGGCACGCTCAAGCGCGGCGTCGACCGCACGCGCGAAGTCATCCTGTCGGCGCACCCACGCGGGACCGAGGTACGGATACGGGCGGTTGCGCGACGTGCCGTGTTCCACGAAGCCGCCATAGCGCGTGTCGCCTAGCACCTCAGCGCGGATGAGCCCGCGCAGCGCGCTCCCGCGTACGCGACCGGCCTGCGTACGTGACTGCAAGCGCCCCGTGCGGTTGGTGTATGGGTGGTTCGTCGCGGCCTCTTCGGCAACGATCCGAGCCCCGTCGAGGGCGCCCTTCGGCAACTCCTGATCGATGGCCGCGGACAACTCCGCGATGGCCCGTTCCACGTCGAGGAACACCCGCTCGGCCATCAGAAGTCGGACCCGCCGTAGCCGTCCGCCGCGCGCGTCAACGGGTTGGTGGGGATGCCGCTCTCGTTGGTGATGTTGACGTTGGTGGCGCGAGGCAGCGGGCGCACGGCGCTTGACCCCGGCGCGCGAGCATCGGCATCGCGGTTGAGGTTCTTGAAGAACATCCGCGCGGCGCGGCCGAGCGTGGCGAACGCGCCCTCGTCGTCGAAGCTGACGTGTCGCGAAGCTGCGATGGCGCACACGAGGTCAACGCCCTTGCCGACGATCATCACGTCGAGGGTGTCCGTCGTGGCGTAGATCCCGTCGGGGAACGCGGCGCGCGTGAGGACGCGGATCTCGCTGTTCGCCTCGGAGATGCACAGGTCGCGAAACGTGGTGTCCGCGGTCGCGCCGCCGTTCTTGGCGAAGAGCCGCGCATAAGCCTGGGTGGAAAGGCGCGCGGTCACGTCCGCGCTTGTGACGATGGCGGTCTGCTCTGCCACGGTGTCAGCCCTTCACGATGTCGGACCCGACGCGGAGGCCGCAGGCGAGCATCTCGCGCACGACCTCCGCGGGGATCTCGGAGCCCGCGTTGAACCGCTGCCCGCTGTGAGTGATCACGGTGCGGGCGCGGTAGCGCGCCACGGGCGGCGCAGGGGGATCGTCGACACGCGGCACAGCTTCCTCCGTCTCGCCCGCGGGAGCGCCCGCAAGGGGCATCTCCGTGGCGGCGCCGATGTCTTGCGACGACGGCGGCGGGGTGAAGCCGAGCACGGTGCGCGGAGTGCTGTCACCCGCGTCAGGCGCGAAGCCCTGTCGACGATCCCGACGACTCACGAAACCACCGTGCGCCAGAGGTAGCCGGTGTACTCGCCGCCCACGATCTCGTCGGCGTCGGAGTGCGCCACCTTGACGTAGGTGCCACCCGCGCGACCGGGCTTGCCCTCGTAGAAGGTCGAGGTCTCCATCGCGCCGAAGCGCATGGTGTAGCCGAAGGTCTGCGTGCGACGCGGCGAGGGCGACGGCTCCACGCGGATGAGCGCGCAGAACTTGCCCCAGAGGTAGCCCATCGAAGGGGTGGCGCCCTCGGCGGCGGTGTTGTACTTCGCCTCGCCGACGATCACGCGGTTCAGGCGGAACATCGCCGCGAGCGTGGCCTCATCGACCATCAGCGGCGTGGCGCCCGAGCCCGTCGAGGCGCGCGACAGCACGAACTGCAGCACCTTGGGGTTGGTGCGCAGGGCGTCGTACGCCTCCCACCCGATGACCATCGTGTTGGGCTTCACCTGCGGCGTCTTGATCGCGTACAGGATGTTCGCGACGGGGTCCGAGGTGGACTGATTCCACTGGTCGCCGCCCGAAAGCGCCGCGGTGTTGGAGCCGTAGTTGCCGCTGCCGAAGACGATGTCCGCGATGCGCTTCTCACGCGCGAGCATCAGGTAGTTGGAGAGGATCTCCGTCACGTCGATGCGGGGCTGCAGCGGGGCGTCCGCGTTGAGCTCCTCGTCGACGGAGATGAAGTCCATCAGCGCGCGGTCGGTGCACGAGAACGTGCCCGGCGTGTCGAGTCCCGCGGCGGGGCGACCCGGCATGGACTCGGCGCCCACCACGTCGACGGCGGCGACGTTGAACATCGTCTCGGGCTTGAACTTGAAGTACTTGTCGCTCTTCTTCGCGACGCGCACGACGGGGAACACCGAGTCCGCGATGAACTCGTTGTTCTGGTACTGCACCGCGACGTTGGTGAGCGCGCGGTCGATGTGGACGGAGCCCACGCCGAGCCCGAGCTCGACGCGCTTGGAGAGGTCGCGCCCACGCGAGGCGCTGAGGCGCTGCTGTGCGAGCGCGATGATGTCGTTGGAGTTCATAGTGATCACGCTCCCTGCATGAGGTAGATGCCGATCTGGACGGCGACGCGGTCGCCGGCGGCGGCGTCCGCCTGGGCGATGCCGAGGACCATCGCGTTCACGCCGGCCGAGGGCGCCGCGGGCTTGAGCCCGCCCGCGCTGTCACCCACGGTGACGGCCTGCCCCTGCGTGATGGAGGCCATCGCGATGCCGGGGTAGATGCCGTTGGTGACGATGTCGACGGTGCCGCCGCTCGCCACGGAGCCGTTGCCGTCGACCTTGGCGATGCCGATCAGGCCCGCGACGGGGTTGTTGCCCGCGACGGCCGCGGAGTAGTCCGCGGTGCCGACGATGCACGCCACGCCGTCAGCGATGGTCGCCTCGGCGATGGCCTGACGGATCAGGCCGGGGAGACGCATGGAGGTCGCCATCACGACACCGCCTTCTGCACGAGGATGGACGAGGCGCGCGACAGCGCGACGGCGTAGGAGAGCCCGGGGGTCTTCGCCATGAGCTCATGGGCGAGCACGTCGGCGCGGTCGGTGTGCGAGTCGGCCTCGTCGCTCAGGTGCGACGGCGACTCCGAGGCGGGCGCGGTCACGCGCTGCGACAGCGTCGACACGGCGCCGTGCGCGGGGCGCGGGTACGCCTTCGAGAAGGCCGCGTAGTCGGCGCGGGCGAACGCCTCCAGGGCCACGCGCGAGCGGGCCATCGCGGGGTCGGCGCAGAGCGCGTCGACGTGCGCGGCGACCTCGCGGGCGGCGCGGTCGGCCTCGATGACCTTGAGGGCCTCGACCTCCGCGGAGAGCGCGGTGACGCGGGCGGCGTCGGCGGTGAGGGCCTCGATGCGGGCGGTGACATCCTTGGCGCTCGCCTCCACCGACAGCCCGAGCTGACGGCGGATCGGGAGCGACTCCTCGGCACGCGCAAGCACCTGCTGCTGCGCGGCCCCCTCGTCGGTGCAGGCGATGCCGAGCCGCGCCGCGAGGGTGATGAACGTGTGAGACATGGTGAACTCCTGTCGGAGAGAGGCGGGCGCGTGCCCGCGGTGCATCGGCAGCGCGTTGCTGGCCGAGTTCTGTGCGTCGCTCGATGGCGACGCGAGAGCCTTGCGGACCGCGGCGATGACCTCGTCGGCGGTGGTGAGCGCGGGGAGGCGCATCGCCTCACGGATGCACTCGATGATGTCGTCCACATCGACGCCGGTCTCGTCCTCGCCGGACCCGATCAACGCGGCGAGCTTGTCGACCTCGCGCATCACGTCGGCCTCGGATGCGAGCGCGGGGAGCATCAACTCCGCGCGCAGCATGGCGAGCACGTCGTCGCGGTCTTCGACGGTGCCGTAGTAGCGCCCCGCGCGGATCGTCGCCGCCGACGCTGCGATGTGCTGCGCGGCGATGCGCGGGATGTCGACCAGCGCGGGGTTGTTGGTCAGCGAGAACGACCAGAGGAAGCTCCCCACGTCGTCGCCGCTCTCCTCGTCCACGCCGTTCTGCACGAGGGTCACGGACCCATACGCGAGGGCGCCGCGCTCCACGCTGGCGCGCGTCTCGGCGTTGACCCACCGGAAGCGGGCTTCGAGGGTCGCGACCGTCTTGCCGTCGCGCATCATGGAGCCGACGCGCATCGCGGTGATCCACGCGTGCGCCTCGCGCGCCATCGGGTGCGACATCGGATCGGTGTCCGCGTGGTAGAGCACCACCGGGACCTCCTTGCCCCACCGCATGAAGTTGGCGATGCACTGCTCGAAGTCCGCGCGCGTGAGCGCCACGTCCCCGCGGCCTTGCAGCGCGACCTCGTAGGCAAGCACGTTCCACGGCGAGTCACCGCCGCCGCCCACCATCGCGTCGAGCTTCACGCCGACGCCCTGCATCGTGCGCGACGTGCGCGCGGCCTTGTCTCTCGCGTCCATCTGTCGCACCAGCCTTGCGCTCCATGAGCGCCCTGCGTCGCCGCCCCACAGCAGCCACGCGACCCACGCGGGCGAGGTCTTGTCCTCACGCCGCGCTCGGTTCTCTTCGGGGCTCGCGCCGTGTCGCGCGAACCACGCGTTCATCTTTCGCGCCTTCTCCGGGGAGATGCGCTCACCCGCCGAGAGGCGCCGCGCCCACGCGACCGTCTCGGGCTGGAGACCGTCACCGCCGTAGCCCTCTTCGCGCAGCGCGATGCCGCGCGCGCAGGCGCTCCGCACACCGGCCGGCGGGCGGAAGTTGATCCCGTCGTAGACCGCCATCACTCGCCCGTGTCGGTCGGGTCCGTGGCCGTGGGTGCGGGCTGTGCGGGCGCCGCGACGGGCCGCCCGCCGATGACCTCTTCGCCGGGCTGCGGCGAGGGGATGCCCTCCATGTCGCGCACCCACTCGGCGCCGACGGAAAGGCCGTGCTCCATGTACATCTTCAGCCGCTCCGCGCGGGACTTCGCATCCTCGGGCGGCTCGACGTTCAACACGATGTGCGGCACCGGCGCGCGGTCGCCGAGGTTCATGCGCACGAGCGGGCCGAAGAGGTCGCGGCGCAGCGTGTCCGCAAGGTTCTCCGCGTCGCTCTTGAGGAGCTGCGTCATCGCGCGCAGGTGCACCTCACCGAGTGAGCGCGCGCCGCGGTCGCCCGGGTCGCTCGTGAGCGTGCCGCCGAGGATGGCCTTGCTCATCTCGCCGTTGCACAGCTTCACGAGGTCGGCGTGAACCTCCGTCGAGTGCGGCGGGATCACCTGCAAGTCGGTCACGTCTGGGATGATGGTCGCCACCGTCGATGACATCGCGACGAGGGCATCCTCCAACGCAGCCTTGTCCTCTTCGTTGGCGCGAGCGTCGTTCTTCTGATCACGACCCGTGGCGTACTTGCCCACGCGCAGCCCGCGGCCCGCCCACTCCGCGAAGGCGAGCCAATCGCGCACGGTCCACCGCTTGAACGCGGAGTACCACACGAGCGCGCGGCCGAGCCCCTCGCGCGTCGGGTAGGTGCCGAACATCCGCGGCGTGTGCAGCAGGATCTTGCCCGCGGGGAAGAGCGCGCGGTCGCTGAACGGCACGCCCGGGAAGCGAGAGAAGCGCGTGTCGCCCGTCGTCTCGTCGTACAGGTAGAGCCGCCAATCGAGGTCGTTGGACCACGAGAGGCGCCGCGCGTGGATTGGATACGCCTCGGTGGGGATCGTGTAGCGACCGTCCCGCGAGTACACCATCTCGACGGCCGCGCGCCCGTGCCAGTTCGCCGTGAGCAGGTTCTGCATCGCCCCGCGGAAGCTCACGGCGAGCGATCCTGCGGGCGGTGCGATGGCCTCGATGGCGTCCTGACAGAGCCTCAGCGCGGTGGCGCCTGCGCGCTTCGTGGCGCCTGTCGGGAGGCGCAGCTCGTAGTCCGCGCCCGCGACGCTCAACTCTCGCTTCTGGAGGTCGCCGTGCAGGTGCGGGTCGCCCTGTCGGACCTCATCGAGAAGGTCTGCCCAGAGCGCCATGCGCCCCTCATCCGCCGCGCGCTGCGTGACGGTGATGGCCTGCGGCGTCAGCCCTGCGCCGAGGCGCCGCTGGACGCGGTCCATCGGCGATGGCGTGGTCTCGTAGTTGGTGCGAGGGGGCATCGGTTAGAAGCCCCACGACGGGGCGGCGCGAACGGGCTTCGGAGGCGTTGCGGTCGAAGGTGCCGCGCCCATCAGTTCGGTCACGGCGTACACCAGCGCGTCGAGGCGATCGGGGCTCGCGTGCGCGGTCGCCGGGTCCCACGTCGTGAGCTGGTCTTCGAGGCGCGCGAGCGACCCGACGTGCGACACGCGGCCTTGTTCGTAGAGCACCGCGACGGGCTCGGCGCGCGTGGCCTTGCCGCGCTTCGCGTGCACGATGCGAACGGGGAGCGCGGCAGACCCGCAGGCGCGCAGCACGGCGCCGACCATCTCGCCGCCCTGGTTGCCCTCTGCGATGACGGCGTCGGCGCGGTGCGTGGTGTACGCGCTCGCGACCCTGCGCGCCCACTCCTCGGGGCGGTAGCGTCCGCTCTCATCGGCGAGGATGTACCCGCGCCCGTCGTACCCGATGCCCGCGACGATGATCCCCGTCTCGTCGCTCTCGTCGTGCGACGTGGTGGCGGGGTCGACCGCAACGACAACGCGCCGCAGGTCGGGCGCCTTCGCGACGCGCGCGGCGTCGACCCACGCCCACTGCCACATGGCCCCGTCGACGCGCTTGCGCGGCTTGCCCTGACAGAGCGACTCCGCGGCCGACTCCGTGAGCCCGTTGAGGTGCTTGCGCCCGCCCTCGACCGTCCAGCCGAACGTGCGCCCGTCGGGCATCGTGCGGCGAGGGTTGAGCACCCGCGTCGCCGTGTCGTATGGGCGAGCACTCGCGCGCCCGTCGTCGTCGGCGAGCATCGGGAGGTTGACCACCTCCCACTCGTCGCCGAACGCGCCCGATGCGATGCGCCCGATGAGGTCGTCTTCGACCCACCGCGTGTGAATCACGACCACGCTCATGTCCTCCTGCCCGCGCATGAGGACCGTGCCGTTGAACCACCGCTCGACGTTCGCGCGGACCGTTGCGCTCATCGCCTCGGTCTGCCCCTTGTAGGGGTCATCGACGACGAACGCCTGTGCGCCCTGGCCCGTGGCGGGGCCGTCCACCGACGTGAAGAGACTTCCGCCGCCGCGCGTAGTGCGCCACATTCGGAGGTTCTGCCGGTCGGCTACGAGCTCGACGCCTGCGCGCCGTGCGATGTCGCGCGCCGTGTAGCTCTTGTCGTCGCTCTGATCCTGCTGATAGGTCGCGTACGTGAACCGCCACTCGGGACGCCGCGAGAGCATCCATGCGAGGGCGTGGAGAATCGTCTCGGTCTTGCCGTGCTGCGGCGGGATCGAGATGCACGCGCGCACGCGCTCGCCCGCGGCGATGCGCTCGAAGATCGAGAGCACCGGCGCGAGATGGAACGGGTCGGCGTACTGCGGCGAGACGCGCGGGATGAACGCGCGCAGCGTCTCGTCAGTGCACCGCTTCGCCTGCGTCGTCCGTTGCGACAGCCGCGCCGTTGCCAGCGCCGTCAGCCGCGAGGATGCGTAGGACACGATCAAACTCCTCTGAGGTCAGCGCCGCTTCGAGCTTCGCAAGGGCGCGGTCAAGCTCCTCGCGAACCGCGTTCTCGACAACGACCTTGTCGCGACGGCCGAAGCGGTCGGACGCCGTGCGCTCCAGGTACCACTGCGCGCGCTCGGGTCCGCGCTCCTCATGGAGCATCCCCTCGCGCACGATCTTCAGCGCGTGCTGTTCGGCGGTCGCACGCGCTCGCACGATTGCTTCGCGGAACTCGCGAAACGGCCCCGACTCATCTTTCGCGCCTTGCTCCATCCATCGGTAGAACGTCCCGACGGCGATGCCTTCGGCTTGCACCGCGGTCTCGGCGTAGTTGCCCGCCTCGACGTTCGCGACGATGCGCGCGGCGGTCTCGGGCGTCAGCTTGGAGGGGCGTCCCATCGTGTCATCGGTCCTCTCGCCACCGGACGCGGTCGCGCTTGCGTGCGGGCCGCGTCACTCGCGCGAGCGTGGTCATGTCGGCGCAGTCGTGTGTCTGCGCGCCGTCGTAGTAGCGGTACGTCGTCGCCGCGTCGAACGCGCACTCCGCGGCCTCGCGGATGTCGCGCCACGTCGCGGCGCTGCGTGCGTCGAGGGCGCGTCGCTCGGCGTCCGTCAGCGGCACTCGGTCACCGCGTCGAGGTCAGCGCCCGCGAGCGTCGCGAGGGTGGCCGCGTCGACCGCGAGCGCGCGGCGTCCGCCCGTGGGGATCGTCGTCGCGTGGCCCTGGCGCGCAAGCTTCGCGAGGAGCCGTTGCGCGGTGCGGCGGGCGAAGCCGCGGGACTCGAGGTCGCGTGCGGTCAAGAGCATCGCGGGAGGGTCACTCCGGTCCCGCGCCCGCCGTGCCTCGCGTAGCAGCGGGCTGGTCGGGGAGGGGGACGACGACTGCGGCGCGTGGCGAGGTGCGCAGGATGAGGGCGCACCTGTGGCGGGGCAGCGGGACCGAAGTGGCGTAAAGGGTACGCACCGCCAGCGCCGGGCGTCAACCTCTCCGCGACGAATCCTCACGCGGGGCGCTTCCGGCTAGGACGGGTGCTGTCTCGCGGCACCCTTTGCCCGTCACGGACTCCGCGCGAGAGCGGACACGGCTCGCCGCGACGTGTCAAGGCCCGGGGTAGGCGCATGTAGGTGCGTTGCCTACACTCCGCGCTCCCTCTCGCGGTGCCCTCGGTGCGGGTCAACGCCGGGGAATCGTCGCGCGAAAACGCTGGAGTTCCAGCGGTTCGGCAGAAAAGTGCAGACACCCTCTTGACCCTGGGGTGCGGCCGGTTTAGGGTTCACGTCGTCGCAACGAACACCGCGACGAAAGGACCCCGACACCATGAGCACCCCCCGCATTGGCCAGACCGTCGAGTTCCACAGCAACCACCCCGGCCTCCCGCCCGGCGGCGCCGTCGTCCGCGGCACGGTGCGCCATGTCGGCACCGTCGCCTACCCCTGCAACCCGTCCGTGTGGACCCCGCAGGGTGGCGTTGAACTGCTGGCCCGTTGGTGGGGCAACGAGGTCAAGGTGATCAGCAACCCTTGAAGGTCGAAACCGCGCCCCTTCGGGGGCCGGTCTGCCCGTCACGCGGGCACTGACGAGACCGTCGAAAGGACCACACACCGTGAACCTCACCGCCGCAACGAAGACTGCCCGCACCCCTCGCGCCGTGGAGCGGCTGTGCCCTACCTGCCACGGCGACTGCTACGTCGCGACTGAGCGCGGCGAGCGTCGGTGCCCGCGATGCAAGGCGACCGGGATCGTCGTCGAGGTGTCGGCGTGAGCGTCGACTACACCAGCGCCCCCGCGTGCGACCTCGTCGCCACGACGTGCTGCGCTTGCGGGCGCCCGTTGCTCGACTCCGTGAGCGTGGAGTGCGGCATGGGGCCGACGTGCCGCCGCAAGGCCGGTCTCGACGGCGCGGGCACGGGCGCCGACTGGACGCGGGCGCTGCCCCTGCTCGGCGCCGTCGCCGCGGTCGAGGGTGACGCGCGCCGCACCGCGAACAAGGTGGTCCACCGCATCGCCGCCGCGCAGCACGCTGCGGAGGTGCCCGCCCTGCTGTGCGCCCTCGACGCGCTGGGGTTCGCCGCCGTCGCGAAGGCGATCCGCGAGCACCTCGACGTGCGCGCCCCGCGCGTCAGTGTGCTCCCTGAGGGCGCGGCTTTCGTGGTGGAGTGCGCCGACCTCAGCCGCGAAGCCTTCGACGCGCTCGTGACCGCCCTGCGCGGCGTGCCGGGGCGGCGCTACGACCCGACGCGCAAGGCGTCGCTCGTGCCGCAGGCGTCGAAGCGCGCGCTGTGGTGTGCGCTGCAAGCGGCGTTGCCCGCGGGCACGGCGATCATCTCGGCGCGCGGGACCACGGTGCTCGCCGCCTGACCCCCCCCGCGCGCAGGAATCGACGCGCGGAAACCACTACGAAACAAGGCTAACGGCAGAAAAGTGCAAAGACCCTGTTGACCTTCGCGATAGGCCGGTTTAGATTCTCTCTTGTCGCAACGCACTGCGACGAAAGG